CGCCTTTCTATTTGCAACCTGTCTTGTTTGTTGCTTTGCTATATCTGCTTGTGCAATTTGATTTAATTTAGCACCAGTTCCTGTTCTACTTAAAGCAGACATAACGTTTCTTGTTCTAGGGTCTCTTAAATAACCCATTAAACCGCCCTGTGTAGGCATTTGCCCCATCATCATAGGGTTATTTGGATTGAAAGCATTTAATGGGGGTTGCGCCATAGTTTCAGTTCCTTTTTGTTTTTGTGGGGCTATTCTAGTTCCCTGATATCCCACCCATGCGTCTGTACCTTGTGTTTTTAAAATCCATTTAGCTATTTTATCTTGCGTTGCTTGCGTAAATTTTGTGTCACCGCTTAATTTTAGTGCTTCTTTGGCATCTCGTAATGTTGCCCCTACAATTTGGTATGCGCCCATTGGCGTTGAAACTTTACCATCGTTGTTATGACTGACATAATTTGCATACGAGCCTTGTGGGTCGGAAAACTCTAGAGCCTCGTCTAAAGTCATATCAGTAAGTTTTATGTCACTAAATAATCCTTCTGGCTTGTTTTGATATCCAAAAAGAGCATTATAATCACCTCTACTTTCACCACTAAAAATGCCCTTTTGTACGTCTTGCCATGTTATCATTTAAACCCTACCCAAATGGTAATGGCGGTAAACTACCCGCCGCTGTCAAAACATCAAATAAACCCATTCTTTCTTGTGACATTGGATTAAAACTAGGCAATCCGCCAAAAATACTACTATAATAATTTAAATTTTCTCTTGGATAACCTAAATTAGCTAATGTTTGGTTTCGTGCCGCATCTAGCAACATTTGTTGTTGTTGTTGTGCAAGCTGTGAAGCTCTTTGCTGTTGTTGTAAACCAATATTTCCTTGCCCAAACATCTGATTACTAAGTCCAGTTAAACCCGAAGCACCAGTACGCATTTGATTTTGTTGATTATTGAAATCTTGCATAGCTAAATTTTGCGATTGATTATAACCCGATTGTCTTTGTTGAGCGGCAAGGTCACCGCCTAAACGTGCATATTCACCACCTAATAATCCTCTAGCAATACCATGCCTAGAACCACCAAAAGCATTAGCGGCATCTGCCTGTGCGTCTAAATTATTAACCGCCATTTGTTCTTGGCGCATTAAATCTTGTTGACCCCTATTAATTACATCTTGTGTAAATGGGTTCATAAATTGCTGATATGCCGTTGGCGAAAGACCCTGTGGGTTAGTAGCCATTTGATTATAAACGCCTGCCGCAGTTTGTTGTGCATCTTGCGACTGTTGAAATATGTTATCGCCTATCATCTGCCGCCTCCAAATATTCTACCAATAAGTGTTTTATTTTTAATATCGCTTCCTATTTTGTTAGCCATATTTTTTAAATCTTGCCCAAAAGATGAAGCAGGCTGAGCATAACCACCACCTACGTTTCTTATTCCTGCCGCATTCATTGATTGACCCATCATTTTATATTGGTCAGCTAATGAAGCGCCACTAAAATCATCTGATGTAATATTTTTATAGGCTTTATTGGCTATTGCTAAATCAGGGCTATACGATGGGTTCGCATATTTATCAACCATATCAGTAGCGCCAAATCTGTCAAAAGCCTGAGCCGTTGCATAACGTGGTTGTGCATTATCCATAGGCGAACTATCACCGCCACCGCTATTTACAACTGGCTGTAACGAAGCAGTCATTCCTTGTGGTCGAACTCTGTCCATTAATTCATTATAAAGTGATGGGTTGTTTTGGGCAAAATCAGCTTCTATTTGCGCTTGCAAAGGTTCGCTAGAATAAGCGTTAATACCGCCTATATCAACAGTATCCATTTGGGGGGGTAATACTGTATCTAACCCAAGTGCAGACAACAAACTATTGGTTCCGCTGTATTGCGTTTCTGGTACTTCTGCAAAATATTTAGGAACATTAATTGGTCCTTGACCATACAACCTATTTAACTCGTCAAGTATAAAGTCCCTCGATGCCTGTGTTCGTGGGTCCATATATTGTTGACTAGGTTTTCCCAATAAAAAATCCATAACACCCATCACTCTACTCCAATTTATTTTTTCTATAGCACATTTTAAATTACTTTACACCCCTACCAACTCGCCAAAGCCACTCTTTTCCAAATTGCACTACTACCATCATAATCAGCAACACAAATATAAATATAATTTGTATTCCAACTTATCATTCCAGTTACATCGCCTGCGCTACCAATATTTGAGCTTGGCGTAGGTTGTTTTGTTGCAAGTTGCCTAAAATCATTATCGCTAGATACAACTGCATATTTTTTAGTTTCATCCCATAGAATAACACCATTTTCAGATGGGTTATCTCCAGAAGTTTTGAAATATAATTTACCTAAGTTGCGTTGCAAATAGTTAGTTAATTGCCTTCCCCACTGAGAAAGGTCTTGGCTTATAACTGGTAAAATAGGTGCAGGCATTATCTAGTTCCTCCCGCTGTTGCTTCAAGCCTCATAATACCAACACGCCAGTCGGCAGGCTTAACTCCTGTCACCTTCATGCGTATTTGCCTACCACTAAACCTAGCATCTGTTGGATTAGCAGGCGTAAAAGGTCCATGTGTTGTTTCAACATCATTTGGGTGAAAACGTGTTTTAAATGTCATATTAACATCACCTTGTGTTACTTCGTCAGGTATAACGCCAGTAACTTTCATAATGTTTTCGCCAGTTCCTATAGATATTGGTCCAGTTTCTGCAAAAATAGACCCGCTATCTACGTTATAGCCAACTTCATGCTCTTTAATATTTGCGTGTGTACCGTCATAATCTGCCATGAATGGGTATCTAAATACGCCCCTAGCCTCGCCAGATGTTCTTGATAGCTCACCAATCATCCAGTGATTTTCGTTGTAATCATAAGCAACATAACGATTTATTTCTATACTGTCGCTAGAAGGATAAAACCACCAAACTTCACCATATTGCGGTACGCCCATTGCCCAGACTTTAGTTTGCTGAGAAGTGTTAATGTCACCAAATATATAATCATGCACATCGCACTTAATAGTTTGTACTGTGTTACCATTAAACAAGAAGAAGTTTTCCTGACCAATAAAGAACACGCCCCTATCAGTATCTACCGCTCCACGCATCGTAACAGTTCCGCATGATGTACCAACTCTCTCAAAGCCATAAACATAAGGTGGTCCTTGATAACGTGCTGTATGGGCGTCTGTATCCGTTAAAATGAGCGTTTGTCCTCTGGTTCTTATTGCCTGCATAATTTGCCCAGAAGTTTGTAGCTCTATATCCCCTGCCTCATTGGTAGCGGCAGGCGTCCAAGTATTTCTATCTTCTCTATCGCACCAAGATATTTTACGGCTATTTCCACCAGAACCTAATGCAAAAATAAACCGTTCTTCAGTTACAATTAAGCCAAGATTAGATAATGGCGCATTAGTTATAGGCGTAGCAACCGTTGCTATTTTTAAAGATGTTTCAGCTACATTTACATTTTGCTCTGCATTGCTTGCAGGATAAATTTGTATTGTAATGCCAGTATCGTCCGTATCAAACCTATAAAAACTATTTCCAATAGGTAAAGTTTCATCAAGCAAGACTGTAGTAGTTGTTGTGCCTAAAACTTTAACTTTTAATGACGGTATTGTTGACGCATCACTATCAGCATCAGGGTCAGTTACATTTATTGTAAAATGATATTTAGCACCGCTTGTAAGGCCAGTTATAGCTTGCTGAAGGTTTGCCGCCGTTGTGCCTGTCCATTTAGCATCTCCACCACTAATTGCCCAACCAGTGCCAAGCGTCCAATCTGTGCCTGCGGTAAAGCTATTATTAGTAATTTTCTCAGCACCACTAGAAATACCTAAGCCCCACTCTAAAAGCCTACCATCATCATAATGGCAACCCACCATTAATTCGCCAAAGTTATCTAAATTCCAGAATGTAGCAGGCTCAGGAATAGCATTGGAAAGTTGTTGTCTTGGCGTACCCCAGAAACCAATACCATAAGCACCTTTACCATACCCTGCCGACACAGCCGCATCTTTACGTCCAGTTGCTAAGTTTTGTGGAGTAATGTCGTAACACAAGCCGCCACCTGTCATGGCAACTAAAGCATTATGTGAACCGCCTGCTAACCAAGTGCTAGTGTTCAGCGCCTCCCAAGCGTGCATACCTCTAATTGGCTGTAAGGCAAAATCTTCTTTTCTGTTCTGCCAGCCGCCAATAGGACGCAACGAACCGTCTAACCATCTAACTAATGAACCCTCACGCCACCTTCCTGACTGCTCATAGTCTGTGCCTATTCTGTAAAATCCAGATGGTATATCCAAAGGTACTAAAGTCATATTAAGCCAATTTCATTATATACGCCAAAGCATAGTAAGGTGGTCCGTTTTCGTGTGCGCCACCACCGCCTGCT